TTCGAGTTCTGGCGCGGAGGCATCCGCTTCGGTAAAGACATTATCGTCCATGTTTAACCCTTAAAGAGTTCCTGATGAGCCGCATCAGTACGGTTGGTGGCTAGACTACATCATTTGATGCAGCATAGCAATATTGTTACTTCAAATGTCTATCGGCCATAACAAGGCCGGCGGTATGGCTTTAACATTTTAGTTAAACGTAAATTTACTGCCGTAGAGGCGAACAGTGACAGTCTCCCCCGGCATGGCGCCACTATCAATAGTGAAGCGCAAACCTTTTGTGCTAGGTATGACTAAAGTGCTTAACCATTGCCCGCTATCTAAATTTGTAAATGTTGCCCCCTTAAATCCGGGAGTAATCGTAAATGTTCCGAGATTGGTGATTGTAGCGCCGTCAAATTCGCTTATGAGAACAGTAGCACTTGTCGATGCAGCAGCGCCCATTTGGATAGCAACTTGGCTCAAACGAATATTTGTCCCCGTATAAAGATATTGCACACCACCAACTAGCTGCAAGGAAACCTCACCCGCTGTGATCGAAGATAGCGTATAAATACCCAATAATTCAGCAGGAACGAATGCATTCCCGTCATAATTGACATTATTATCCGTGTCTATCGCGCCGATACCAATATTTGAGTCTGCATAGTCATTTCTGGTTAACGAAAAACCCTGCAAGTTCATTGGAATTGCTGGGTATCCTCCGCCGTTAGAGATATTACCTACCGCTATAATCCCATCATCGGCTGTTCCGCCTCCGCTCATCAATATTGTTCCGTTAACGACCAAATTGTCTTTCACCACCAAATTGCGGTTGTACTGCACGGGGGTCATAGATGGAACTACTGAACTTGAGTTAGTAGCTTGAAGCGTAAAGGTAGCGTTTGCTTTTTTGTTTATTAATACATTGTTAGAAACTATGACATTTTGAACGCCAGCAATAAGCAAGGGTTGAGGCATATTTTCAACACTGTTATTAATAATGGTATTGTTAGAGACAATGCCGTTTTTTGCTACAAATGTTTGCGTTGGATCAGTCGGAATTAACAATATCCCGCCCAAAACTGCCCTGCTAGGGTCGTAACCTGAACCAACATCTTCTTTAATAATGGTGTTGCCAATGATATTAAAATTATCAACTTGGTTTATAATGACAGTGCCAACGCGGGTGCTGATATAGTTATTGCTAAATGTGATGCCCGTGCTGCGGTCTGCGTTCAAAATATCATCACCAGCCCCATAGGTGTTGTTGTTGGAAATGATTAAACCTTCAGTTTCATACGCTTGGAAAAGCTGTGCGCCAGTAAAGCCAGTGGCGAATTTAATTGTGTTGCCTGTAATATTGCAATTTTTTTGGCTTCGCGTGTTTGTCCCTGTAATGCCTGTGCTGCTGTTTGGAGCGCCAATCAAACTTCCCCCATTAGCAACATAAAAATCAACAAGTGAGTTGCCGGATACTTCAGCGCCTTCAGCGTTCCAGAGGGAAATCAAATAGCAGTTGTAGATGTTATCTACGCGGAAGGTCATGCCTTGGATTTTACCAGTCCAAGTTGCATCAAGTCCGCACAAAATTTGCGTGTCGTAGTTGTTAGGTGTTCGCCCGATATAGGTTGTCCCGTTACCAAAAGTAACACCGCCGCCGTTACGTCCAATTAAATCAGCATCGCCGTTTAGTTTGATGGTGTGGGCCATTTCAAAAATGCCGCCATCAAAAATAAGCGTTGCATTTGCAATCAACGTACTAGTTAAAATATATGTACCGTAAGGAACTAAAACCACACCGTTTTGAGCAGACGCAAAAGTTAAAGCTGCTTGAATAGCCGCTGTGTCGTTGGTGACGCCGTCGCCAACCGCGCCAAAATCTTTAACAGAAATGTATTGTGCCAGTTTAGCTTCAACATTTGTAGCTACACCGCCAGTAAACGGGGGATCGTAAACTACATTTTGAGCATTAAGTTCTATTGCGTTTATACCTGATATATTATCGTATGTACCAAGCAAAACGCCTGTAGAAGTCTCAAGAGTAAATTTATATATTGATCCGACAGCCAACCAAATTTCGCCGCCCGGCACGCGCCCTGCGCTGTCTAGGATAATAGGGTTTGCGTGGGGCGTAGCGCCAGACGCGCTAGTATATGCCGCCAGAGGGGTAGTTGTGCCGGCTGCATAGGTGTAAATTTTACCGCCCGACAAAATAACACCGTTATTATCAAGAAACTGCGCCCCGGCGCCGGCGAAAGGAGAAAGAAATACTTGCGGCATTTTTAAGCCCTTTTGTTGGGGTGAAAAGTTATGTTGTTAAAGATTGCAGCGTGGCATTTGCAAGGCGCGTATTGTAATATGTAATAGAGCGTATGCAACCGTTAAGCCTAGCGCCCGCTGCCGAATTGCCAATCTGCAACTGTGTAACTGTCGGTAATGTACCTGATGCGTCCGTTACAGCCGCGCCGCCGCCGATTGAAGCTGCAAAATCGTTTAATGCATAAGCGCCGGCCATTCGGTAAGTCGTATTTGCCGCGACCGTGCCAGCGTCAATATTTGCTTGGTCAACGCCGCCATCTGTTACAACAAAGAACGGATCAGCCGCTACTGTCCGCAATCTTGTGCTTTCGTTTGCTGTGGTATCATTGGCATCTAGAACTGTTGATGTCCCCAATATGTTAGATGGTGTAAACTGCGAAACAAACGTGCCTTGCGTAGCGTTATACCAGCTAGAGAAGTTTGTGCCGGTCATCGTTGCTACATCTGCGCTGCGAGTTACAATGCCTGTGGTGGACTGAATGAGGCTAGTAGCAAATGCTCCTGCTTCGACTTGTGCGCCAAAAAACGTCATGGTTTCACCGTTAACGCTGGTTTGCGCTCCGTCAGCATTTCCAGTGCGTAAATCCCAAAGCTGGTTGATAACAACTGCGGGTGTCGTGGCCGTCATTACAATGCGGTAAAATCCATTAGGCGCTGGTGTAATTGACGTTGACGTTATCCCCGAACCTTTAGTAGCCACAACGCCGTTTTGTATATCGAACCATGCGCCATCAACTGCGGGAACTCCAGACACACAAAGTGCGCGCATATACGCGTACCTAGCAGTTCCGCGCTTAACATAGACAGACCATGTGTAAGTTGTAGAATTAGCAAAAGTAGGCGTGGCCCTGTAACCGCTTTCCCCGCCACCGTTGCTTGTTACCAGCGTTGCGTTATTTCCGCCGTCTGGCGAGGGCTGGCCGAGTGTTTGAGCACCTGAGTTAACGCCGTTCCATAAAAATGTCGCGCTGTTAGGGTTAGAAGGGTATTGTATATTAGCCCTCTGCTCTTCAATTAGCAGACCTTTAGGCGCGAGAGTAGATGGGTTGTAGTCAAAGCGCGGATCATTAATTGCCGCCGTCTGGATTAAGCCGTTGCTGCCAATAAACGTAGCAGTTGATGCGCGGGTAAACGTGACGCGGCTGTCGAGCGAATTTGTGCCGATAAAGTCTAAAGACATGGCTGGCCGACCGCCGATCCGCAAAGACGACAGAAATGTCGAGGCTAATAGCCCGACACCCAAGCCATTGCGGACAGGAATACCAAAACTCATCTGATGTTGATCGGCTTTGCGTACAGCGTGCCGCCTGCGCTAATCTGGATCGCGCTAACGCGCCATACGCCGCCTGAGCCAGCAGGTACGAAAATCGGCACAGGCACGCCCGCTGGAAGCGGTGTGGCTGCTGAAGTCGCTGTGACGCCTTCACCAACAAGAACATAAGCGTCAGAGGTACACCATACCAATACGCCCTGCGGGCCGGCGTTCCAGCCAGTTACAGAACCGGCAGTGCCAGTGTAGGCTACGCTTTGAGTAGCAAAACCTGAGTCATTAAGAGGGCGTAAAAGTTCCATGCGTCGCGTCCTTATGCGAGAAATTTAAGTTTATACAGCGTGCTGTAATACAGACCAAAAATCTCGTCGATAATGTTTTGGATCGGAGTGCAATCCTTATCGACGACTTTATACCGCATTTCCATCAGTTCGTCTACTTGACCTTCAAGAAACTCGACAATGTTGTTAGTCTTCTTAGCTGACATGAGCGAAATAGGACCGATTAGGCCATATTTGCCCTGATACGCTTCTGCAAATTTGTCTGCCAATTCAATGACTTCGTCGTAAAACTCGTTCAAAGCAGAATGTTTGGCAAAGCTGCGTGTGTTCAGGTGCGTAGAGTGAGCCACATCGCGCGCAAGAAACAGCGTACCTACAAAATCAGCGCAACTCATTACATCATTCCTTCAGGGGCTTGTTCTGGCATTTCCATTGGCATCTCAGGTTGCTCACCCATTTCTGGGGCTTGCTGCATCTGCTCATCCATCTGCGGTACTTCGCGCATTTCAGGTGAACCGCCAATCAAGTCGCCTGTATCCAGCGCGCCTGCAATCGTACCCATGACAATATCCTGAATTTGCTCAGGTGTCATGCTGTTTTGTACCGCAGAGATACGCTTGGTTTCGGCTTCGTAAGCCTGCACTTCAGCCTTGTACCTGTCGATGGAGATTTTCTGCTGCTCTGCGCTATCTTGAATGTTTTCCATGATGTCAGAGACGCGGTTAAGTTCTTGCGACAGGGCTTCGATTTGCTGCTTGGCGGCCATAATTTCAGGCGACTGATCGCCTTCTTCCAAGACTTTCGGGTCAAGAATTTTCTTGAACCGCTTTGCCATTTCCTGCGCTCCGGGCCAATCCATGTTCTTGATGAACAAATCGCCGGCCACAGTCCAAAGCTGCGGGTTAGATTGCAGGATCGTTGACATGGCGTCGAGTGCTTCTTGACGCTTGGTCATGTAGCCGGGGCCAGTAGTGACCATAACGTCATACGTACCGATAGACGGATTATAGATTTTTTCAATCAATCCGCCATTTTGGTCACGAATTTCCTTAACAGGTTCTGCCTGCATTGGGTCCATTTTGACCATGCTGACTTCACCATCAACGCCAATGATGCGTGCAATGCGCTGTGTGTCGTAAATCTTAGGGATAATATCGACAAGCTGGCGAGTAATGTGACGGATTGCACGGGCAAGGTTGTCAACATAGTGGTACGTGCCGACATCACCCTGCTTTTCGCGTGCGACGATAGCTTTTGCAGACCGTTCGTTGCCCTGTGCGCCCAAAGAGGCGTCATACTGGCCGGTGGTGGACTTGATGTCCTCACCAGCGCCCATTTTAGCCTGTATCAGCCCTGTTTGGGGCAGCGGTGGGGCTGCACGCTGCGGGAGCGGTAAAACGTTCCCAGCGCCGTCTGTGACGTCTGGATTGACTTCTAAATACGGCCAGTTGGTCGTGTTGGCAGTCTTCCACTGGTTCTCGTAACCTTCGAACTGGCCGCCATAGGCAATAAATGGCGCTTTTGGTGCCAGCGCCAGCATTTCTGCCTCTTGGCTGGTCCAGTAGTTGTACATACGCTGTGCGTCTTTGGCGTTCCGCACCAGACCGGACACGTAAATCTGCCCTTGCACCTCAAATTCGTTACCTACGACGCGTACCACAGGTATCCAGCTACCCGGCCACTCGCGTTCGTCCAGCACATCATAGCCATTGGTCTTCATCCACATGACTTTTTTGCGGTCTACTTCGCGTGTGCGGACAGGTTTGCCGTACATGGCGCGTAATTGCTTATCTTTGTCGGTATTTTTGAACGCAGAGACGTTATCTGGGTACAGATTTAGCGTTTCACGCTTGCGTTTGTAGTAAAAATACTCCGCAACGCGGATAGTGTCTTCGTCGAGCCATGCCGACATGCTTTCATCGCCCACAGCGGTGGACAAAATCGACGAAATAGGCGTTGCGTCTGGAAACTCGCGCTCATACTCGTCTTTGGTCATGTCCTGCGTGACAAAGCACCATTCAGCGTCTGCGCCGCACGGGTCTTGGATTGTAGGGTCCATGTAAACGCTGAACGAGTTGCGGACGCGCATAATCCGCACGTCTTGGTCGAAGGTTTCTTCGTTGCAATATTCCGTAATGAGACGGATATAGCCTTCGCCGTAGGTCACTTGGTTGTCGCAAGCGGTGTCGTAGGCTACGTCAGCGTCGGACATATACTCAATGTGCCGCACGACGCCGTCAAAGATCGCTGCCACTTCAATGTCAGCATTATCATCGACAGGGATGACCTTACCCGCAGGGCGGTTCTGGCGCTGCTCGTTCGTCACCTGACGGACGTGTTGCGGCAGCTTGTTAATTGTCAGGCATGGGCGTGCGTTGATGGTCTGGCCTTGCACCGCACCGCGGGTCGCCAACACGTCAGCAGGCCACTGCCACTGGTTGTCAGGGCTGCCGGCCATGAACCGCAGGTCGTCCAGTTCGTCTTCACGGCTGTCCGAGTAGGCTGCCATCGACATCTGTAGCCGATGGCGCATGGTTGCCATTGTGTCAGGGTCACCACGGGTGTTCGCTGGATCGCTACCGCGGTCAGCTACGTCGCCTACTTTGTTAATACCTGTCGGATCAGCCATTGCGGTTACTTTTTACCTTTTTTAGCGGCTTCGCGCTTCACGCTATACGCGATTGCGACCGCCTGTTTGACAGGTTTTCCGGCGTTTACCTCGGCCTTGATGTTCTTGCGGAACGCGGCTTTGCTGGGCGACTTCACCAGAGGCATTTTAGCGTTTCTTTGTCATCGGTGACGACTTCATGTTCGTCGTTGTACGTATAACTAAATTTTGCTTAACAGCCGGTTTGTTAGGCTTGTTAGGTAAAGTCTGCTTAACAGCCGGTTTGTTAGGCTTGTTAGGTAAAGTCTGCTTAACAGGTTTAACTGATCCAGCCCGCAATAACGCGGCTTCGGCTGATTTTGGCATTGCAGGTTTATTTGGGCGTCCGCCAGCGGCGCTTGTCGTACCTTCTTGCGCCGTAATTTTCAGGGCTGCGGCCCTGCGTCTAGCGTCAGCGCCGGGGCCGATACCAAGGTCAGCATCTGTCGCGCGGTTACCATATTTATCGGTCGGGCGTGACGAGATGTTTTCACGCATTAGTGGCTTTTTAGCTGGCATTTACTTACCCTTCTTGGCGGTTTTGGCGCTTTCTTTAAACGCCTTGGCTGTAGGGGCGCCTTTAGCACCCGGTTTACGCATTTTCTCGCCTGATCCAGCGGCAATGCGGGCTTTCTTAGCGTGGATGTTGGCATATAGACCGGGTTTCATCAGCATTTCCACCTTTTCAAACTAGCTTTGGCACGTTCGCCATCTTTAGCCTTAGCAGCTACTGCACCCATGCGCGCGCAGAATGATGCTTTGCGTCCTGCGTCAGCCTTTGTCTTAGGGCTGGGCGCTGGCGCCTTTAAGTTGCTGCCGGTGGCAGCGTTGTACTTCGCTCTACCAGCGGCGGTCAGCCCTGCACCCTTAGACACAGGCAGTTTCTCGCCACGGCCTACGGACAACGATACTGATTTTTTCTTGCCCGCCACTAGCTGCCCATCCAACTTGTAGAATATCCAGCGGGAGAATACCCGCTTGAGGCGCGTCTGTCAACGCGTCCTTGACGTGGATCTCTAGAAGCTACAGGAAATGCAAACGTCACCGCTATGGCGTCTGCTGCGTCAGGCGACGCCAGCCCGCGTGACTTCATATCTTTCTTGCTTTCGAGGAACAGCGTACCCTTGCTGTCCGGCTTGGTGCGCGGGCTGATGAGGTCAGTCTTCAGGAACCTGTCGCTGGGGATGTGCGCCGTCTTGAGCCAGTCGCGCATGGCGCCCCACATCTCTGCGCGCTTGTTGCCCCACATAATCTGGTTCTTGGCCTTATTGCCGAAGTTGACGCCGCGTATCTTGTACCGCTGTTCCTTCAGCCGGTCTACGACGCCGGCACCTAGCCCGCCTTCGTCGATGCAGACCAGCGCAGGTTTGAACTGCTCTATGGCGTCTATGACGTAGCCAGCCACTTCCATCGTGTCAGCCCCGCGGTGTCTCCGCAACTCTAAGATGTCACGGCCCTGCCGTATGGCGATGACGGTGGCGTCAGCCCCGAAGCGTGCAGGGTCCACCCCTATCACGATGGGTGCACTGTCATCTTTGACGGGTGGCCGCTTCATAGCGTCGTCCACCAGATTGCTGCCAATGAACTGGTCGTCACCTTCGCTGGGGAAGTTACCGTAGACTTCGACACTGGCTTGGTAGCTGTCTGGCCCGTACTCGTCGATGATGCGCTGGTACAGGTTTTTGTCTGTACCCTCGACGTCGCGGGCGTCAATGACGCGGGTATTCCAGAACGCCCGTTTGCTGTGAAACGTCTCGTAAAAATAGCCGGTGTTGCGCCGCGGGTTGGAGAAAGCCAGATGGAAACGATGCGGCGTATTCTCTGTGAAGAAACCATCGCTGACCGACCAGATGCTGTCAGGGATACCGCTGGCTTCGTCGAAGATCAGCATGACACCGTCGAAGTTGTGAACGCCTGCGTATGCGTCAGGGTTCTCTTCCGACCACAGCCGGCCCTCGACGGACCAGTAGCGCGTACCTTTCTTGAGGTCACGTTCGACCAGTTCCGTCAGCCACTTGGCTGGCATGATGCGTGTGGCGGCTATCTCGAACCAGTGACTGTTCAGCGACATCGCCAGCCACTTGGTAATTTCCGCCCATGTGACACTGCGTAGCTGCGCCTCGGAGTTTGCCGACACAATGGTTGTAGAGCCGATCCTTGACGACAGCATCCAGATGACTAGCCAACTGACTAGGGCTGACTTACCAATACCGCGGCCTGACGCAATCGCCAGCCGCGCAGTGTCGAAGTCAACCTTGCCGTTGTTCGCTTTGATGTGGTCACGCAGGTCGGCAAGTATCTGGCGCTGCCATTTACGTGGTCCGGGGAAATGTTCCAGCGGTGTACCCTGCTGCCCCCACGGGAATGTATACAGGACAAACGCTAGGGGGTCATCTTTCAGTGTGGGCGACCACAGCCGCGCCATCAACTCCATCTCGTCTTGCGCTGAATATATCGGCTGCTGCATGTGTGTTATCCTCTAGGCGGGGTGTGACGTCAGTGTACAGCCCTTCGATGACGCGCGACTGTGCTTTTTCCAGCGCGCCTGTAATGCTTATCTGTTGGTCGATGTTCACGTCGATCTGCTGCTTGGCTACCCAGCCGTGCTGATGCTTGAGTATCTCCAGCGCAGCCTTGCTGTCGCCATCGCGTGCCGCTTCGTACATCGTCTTAGCCGCAGTGTACTCACCGTCGCTGCGACCTTTGATCTCAGCCATCTCGACCAGCGGGTCAGCGTCGGCCAGCACACGGAACTGGCGCGGGGTCAATCCAGCGGCCATAGCGAGGCTGTCACCCTTAAGCCCGTACTTGGCAGCCTCATAGATAGACTCTAGCCGCGCCTCGGTGGCTTGCGTCCGCTCTGGTGTAAATGGCAGTGAGTAGAAGGTCATTGGGCGTACAATAATCTACCGGGTGCAGATATGCAACAGGCTTTGATGCACCAACATTTTAAAAAAATAAAAATTGTTTGCGGTATGTGACCGTGACAGTCACGCGGCGCTCGGCCCTGCCACCCCCACCCCCCTGCCCGACGCGTTCCGGCTTTGTTCTATGTGCTGGATTTTCGGTTGGCCTTTCCGTTTACGTCAACGTCAAGCTTAGAGAAAACACATTCGGCTAGCTGTGTTACTGTGTTAACACACTAAGGAACGTCAAGTTGCCATGAGATAACAAGTCGACGACGAACTGAGTTTGCGAGGGGCGATTGCGTGCCAACTTGGAGAGTGTGACATTTTTGCATCACGTCAAGTTGCCATGGTTGCCATGACTTTCCAAGTCGGTTTGAAATATTCACGCTAACCTATATGGTTATATATATACATTTTTCATTTATCTGAATAACTACAATATACATGGCAACTAAACGTCCGATCCCCTTGCAACCCGCGCATTCAAGCCATTTCGCTGGTTGTCATTCTCGCAATTTACGTGACTACCTTTTGACAACTTTCACCCGATATTTATTATCGGCAAAATATGCCGATAAATTCCAGGTTTTTGCGCCTCATGTCGATATATTTATGTGCAACACAATTTGCTGCTTGACTATGTATATAAGAGGGTAGATAAGAGGGCTTCAAGACAGCAACGGAGTGAACGACATGAAAAACAAGTCCAACCGCAACAAGCCAAACGATTATCGCACGTGGACGTTAGCCGCGCTTAACGCCGCAATCATGTATCAAGTGCAATATGGCCGCGATACGCAGCACCTTGACCACCTACTAGCCGCTCGCGGCAAGCGCGGTGCAGCATGAACCGCGAATATATCATATGGGGCAAGTCGCCATTAGGCGACACTGAAACGCTGCTAGTCAGTGAAGCGGCTGGCATTGCCAGCATGGCGCAAGCGCAACGCGTCATTGCACAACTTACCGACATAGGTTGCACCGATTGCCGCGTTCAAGTGTTTACGCTTGGCAACGCCGCGGACGTTATACGCGCGTTTAAGAGCGCCGTAGCATGAAACAAGCCCTAATCCATAACCTAGTGCTCGTGGTGTATATCATCGCGGCGCTAGCGCTTGACACCCTAATATTTGGAGTAGCACAATGACTAATGACACCAACAGCATTTATGCTTTTTTGCGCGACGAGGGCCTAACCTATCGCGACACTGTAATAGAGCTTTCGGAAAAGATAACCGCATTCCTTATCGACGGTAGTGGTGACAGTCACGACCGTGCGACTGAACTAACCAAATCATTGTTGCGTCTACTTGACCTCGACAACTAACGCCATGTTAGCCGCGCGGCTCACCGTCGCGCGGCATTCATGGCGCTAGTGCCAACTACAGGAGCAAACACAATGACATTCATCACACAAGCAATCGAGACTAAGTACCTGCCAGCGACTAACACTAAAGGCGGACGCATTAAAGCGACGGCATGGGCTGGCAGCGTCACAGTCGGCTATGACCACGCGCTAAACACTGAAGGCGCGCACAAGGCCGCAGCCGACGCCCTAATCGCTAAAATGGGCTGGCAAGGTACATTCGCACAAGGCGGCAATGCCAAGGGTGACGGGTATGTTTTTGTCAACGTTGAAGGGGTATAACCAATGACCGACCGAACCTATTTCCGCATGTTGTCCGATTCCGCACTTATGGAAGCAGCGCGCTATTGCGACAACGACCTTGCCCTAGTGCTAGGCGAACGCTTAGAAGAGCTTTGGCACGTTGAAGAACAACTAGAGCACCTGCAAACACTATACGACCGCCTAGTCGCTGAAAATAACGCCCTACGGGACGACGCAGCAGAATGACGGCCCTGCTTGCAGGTGCCGCCTTATTTCTTTTAACCTTATTATTGGATGATTAACCAATGACACAATACGAACTCGCAATTGTCGCGCTGTTAAGCGCGCAAGCCTTTACGCTCACCCTGCTATGGCAGGTAAAATCAGAATCAGACTGGTATCGCAAGGCATGGGTGCGCGATACGAAAGAGTTGCTCGACCTTAAGCGGGAGCGCAACTAATGCCGCGCCGACACAACCCAAAAGCCATGAAGCCCTCGCCTCTCATAATGACGCATGATTGGGTGGGATATGACGACCTCGCCGTTGCCTTATTCCGATACCATGCGGCACGCTCAGAAGGCCCTGAGCAAGCCTACTGGCTCAGACGACTGTGCGACATACGACCAGCACCTAACCCAACCCTTAAACTGTAAAGGAACCTAAACCATGTTTGAAATAAAAGTTATAGACCCGTCCGCCAATGAGGATGAAAAAGACATTGACGCCGAACTTGACCTGCTACGCGTAGCAGCCCGCGCCATTGAGAAGCACGAGCGCCTCAAGGACGAATTGCGCCGCCATGAACGGCACTTGTCCCTAGTCTGCCAGACATACGGGAGCGTCTATAAGATATGGGGCTTTAGGCCGGAGCATCTGCGCCAAGCCTGCGTCGCACGGGGGCTGCTGAAATGAGCCGCCCAATGATTTACCCAATGGGAACGCTAGACGTTGGTGAGGTGGCCACCATGCCAGCCACCAACAGGGGCGATGCAAAGCGCACCAGCCGCAACGTCTCGCAATACGGGATCAGGAACGGAAAAAGCTTTAAATGCCGCACTGTGGAAGGTGTAACCTTCATCACTAGGTTAGGCTAACTAACTGAAAACAAAAGATAATTAAAAACAACTTTCTTCTAAGTCATTGAAAACAAAGGAAAGAAAGTTATTGACATACCCTCAAACTATGCTATAATGAGCCATCAAGACGGGAAACCGCCTTGATGGTTCTTTGACATTGATAAAAGGAAAGTGGAGCATGACACTAAAAGACCTACGCGCACGCGCTAAGACCATTGGCATCCGCATCGAAGCAGAACGATTCGACGTTCCGCTAGACGGGAACTTCTGGGGTTACTGGTTGATCGATGAGAAAACCAATGACGGTGCATGGAACGATGAAAATTATTGTTCTGACCATCAAGAGTTAAACGCAGCGTTACGCAAACTTGAGTTTGAGCGCGGCGTTCGATGCAAGGCAATGATGCCCTTCTGACAATAAAAAACCCCCGGCGGAGTGAGGACGCCGGGGGTTTAATCAGGTTAGCGGAGCATTGCCAACCCTAACTATATATCATCGACTGATATCAGATGTCAATTCTTGCCAATCGACGGCATGAACCCAGACTTCGGCACATCCTCTGCCATGCGGCGCAACTCTGACTTGCTGTATTTCGGAAGCGTATCAGGCGCGACAAATAGGTGCTTCTTGTTTTGGTGTTCTTTCGAATTGACGCGGCCTAAGTCAACCCAACCCGCTTCCTTCAGCGCGTGTAGCAGCGCCGCCTGCGGTATCTTCACACCGGCAGGGACGTTGACCGCCAGCGCGTCACAGATACGGTGGAAAGGCCCGCCAATGACGCCGTTGGCAAAGACACTCGCCTTCTCGCGCATCAAGTCCACAAGGTAGCTCTCGGCTACACTCATGCCATGTTCAACCATGTTTAGTTTCCATTCGGTGACAGGCGGCGCAGCGGCAGGATTGAACGCCGAAACGTCACGCTGCCACAGCCATGCGGCGCACTTTTCATAGCCGCCTGACTTATACCAGCCCCACAGCTTGTCGGCTGCGGCTGGTGACATACGCGGCGCACGCGTCCAGACGCAGAACCAGCGGCGGTCTTGGGTCGGCAGTGTGATAGGCAACGGATCGTTGGTGTATGCGACCACCATGAGGCGGTTGACCAACTCATACGGGTGCATCCCCTTGCGGTTGACTGTCAGGGTCTCAGGCGGTGCAGCAATGAGCGGCTTCAGCTTGTTAGCCATCGCGCGGCGCTCTCGTGCCTCTGGCTCTTTTAATTCGTTCAGAATGACGACTTCAGCCTCAAGGGCGTAACCCCATTGGCTGTCTAAGCCGCCAGCCTCAATGACTGACCTGTTGCGCCAGTGTTGACCGCCCAGCGCCCATAGGAAAGGCTGGAACATACTGTCCTTGCCGACGCCCTCGTCACCGCCAATCAGGATAGCGTGGTTCATCTTGACGTTAGGATGCTGTATCTTGAACGCCATAGCGTCAAGGATGTGGTCTAGTTCCTTATCGTCCGCAATCAGGTCACGGCAATGCTCTAGCCACGGCTCGACGTCATGGTCGGCGATTGCGTCGCTGTCCGACACGTCAGGCCGTGCGTCTGTCCAGCGGTTGCCGTAGACCAAGCCGTCACGCGTCACCAGCACGTCATCGCCAGCGGCGAACGTCACCGCAGCCAGTGCAGGCGCGCCGCGGTCTTGCCGGCGCTCATCAAAATAGACGGACGCCTGCACACGCTGCGTTTTCTTGTGAATTGATTTGCAATCAACGTGACGGAACAACGCGTTGAAGACGTTGCGGGCTATCTCCTGACGCGTCACCATGTCAAAGTAGCAGTCATCGGACTGGATATAGGCGAAACGCTCGAACCACTCGCTTTGTTCCAGCCGTCCGGCTTCTTTTTTCTCGACCTCACGCACACGCGCTGCGGCCTCGTCGGGGAATGCTTCATTCGGTGATATTTTGTCGTATAAAAGCGACATCCGTTCAGCGATTAACTCGTCACGCAAGCCCGGCGTTACCTTCGGGCCGCCTTCGTTGGCTACCCAATCAAGGAAGGTGCGGCTGTCTAGGTCTTGGCAATGCCCATGATAGCAGCAGAACGACCGATCCAGCGGCTTGTAGCGCGCCTCGATCATGCCGTCGCTGTGTTGCTCATGGTTAGGGCAGACGATGCCGCACCAGCCGTCAGCGTTAGGATGGCTAAGGACTAGGTTGTTGTCCGCAAGCCATGTCAGGACGTTGTCAAGGCCAGTGTCGCGCAACTGCACCGCTTTATATTCGGCTGTGTCGCCTTCCTCTGGCGTGACGTCCAGCGCCTCGCAGATTTCGTCCAGCGTGTATTCGCGCTCTGGGTGGAACTCGACTAGCCGCGCAGCAAAGTTACCGCGTCCGCGCTTCAGGTTGACGCTGCCGGGGATACGGCAGTTACGGACAGCGTTGGTCGCGCCCGGATCAGTGTAGCCAGCGTCGGCAATCGCCTTGATGGCAGCGCAGAAGTCGCCCTTCTTGGGCTGTTCGCTGAAGGCGTAGCCCCACTGGAATGACCCTTCGCTGGTCTCCAGCACCCATGTCGGCGCAAGCGGCGGCTCTTTCGACTTGGTGCCGACGTCATCCAGCATCATGAACAAGACATACTCGACGTTGCTCGACTTGGCAGCCGGCTTGCCGTCTACGAAGCGGTCAACGATGAACGAGCCTGTGTTGACATACCAAGCCTCGCCTTCTTTTATGCGGGTCTTTTCTGGTAGAAACGCGGGAAACGTAGCCTTCGGCGCTCCATCCGAATGATACATCAGGTTACCGTCGCTGTCGTGCTGCGGCTTCTGGCGCACAACAAGGGCTGTCTCGCCGACTGTGTCGGCGGCCAGACCTATTATATAGTCTATGAACTTCGTGCGATCCTCACTCATCGCGGTTCTCCTTACTTTCCGTATCGTTCCATGATTGCCACTTCAGCGTTCAGGGGTAGCCCTGCGGCCCAAGGTGGCGGCGTACACATTATCTGCACCAGCCGCGCTGCGGCGGCCTCTGCGTCATCTTCTGGCACTTCCAAGACGATTTCATCGTGGATGTGCAGCACTACATCGTCCAACTGCCGCAAGGCGTAGCGCAGCAAGTCGTTGGCGACCGCCTGTGTGATGTTCTCACACGCCAGACCGCGCCACAGCCGCGCTCTAGGCCATTCCTTAGCGTCTGCGGCTGGCTTCCAAGAAGCCTTCGCATAGGTCAGGTTGCCTTCATCGTCAAAACGAGCGAAAGGATAACATAACACACGGCCAGACGGAAGGGCATACCAAAGATGCAACCCGTCAAATAAATATGTGACGCGGCCAATCTTGAACTCGCGGTTCTTGTTCCGCATGGCGCGCATATAGGTCTCTTCAAGACCAGACCAATACGGCACGGCCCACTTGTTAGCCCTGCGCCATGCGTCCACCATGCGCTTCGCGTCGCTCTCTGACATCAGCAGGCCGTAGATACGGCCCATGCTGGCAAAGGCACCGACGCCGCCGGCAAAGCCGCACGCCAACTCTTGCACCTTACCGATTTGGCGCTGGTCGTTATTGACTTCGTTATAACCGACATGGAAGGTCGCCATAGCGTTGTGCTTGTACACGTCCTCGCCCTTGGCAAAGATGTCCAGCTTGCTAACACCAAAGATGCTGTCGGACGCCCACGGCGTCACCCGCGCTTCGATGGCTGCCCAATCGGCAACGATAAGCCGCTTGCCTTTGTCGGCCATCAGCGCAGGGCGGAGCATACCCTTCAGCACGTCAGTGACGCGGCGGCCATGCGCGGGAACGATCTGGTGTCCGCGCACCATAGCCTGCCGCACTAATGCAGGGTCGGCGGCGCACTTTCGGGGGAAGTTATGAACTTGAAGCCCAAATGATGAAGCACGCCCAGTAGCGCTGCCTCCTGCAAAAACAAATGCTCCTCTAACTCGAAAATCTTCCTCATCAGCAAGCGCCGCTGCACGCTGGAACTTCGCAACGGACGATGCCCACAGATCGTCCGCGCACTGGATGACTTCCGCAACTTCCGATGGTACTTCATCTGGGTTCTCCTCTGCCAGCGTGAGCAGGTTAGCGCGCACGTTCTTGTCAATAGATAGTTTGGTCTCGCCGTCCTTGTGTATGGTAGCCAATTCAAGAGCCTGCGGCCCTACCCTGTCCAGCACCCAATCCTTCATCTTTGGGCTGCGGACGGACTTTATCTCGCCCTGCGTCACCTCTGCGACGATGTTTTGTATCTCAGTCAACTCAGTCTCAGCATAACGCACCGCCGCCTGCGCCAGCGGCCTGTCGAGCAGGACGCCGCGGTCGTTGATGCGCTCGTTCGTGTGGTAGTCGGCCAACTCGTCAGCCGACAGCGGACGCTGCGCCTGCGCGATGGCGCGCATGGCCCGCACATCCTGTTCGCAATAATCAACCATCTCCTGCATCAGCTTGGCGTCCTCGCGGAACGTGCCGTCTGGCTGCGGGATGGACAGCGCGCGGATCAGTTGTCCGCCGCGGTGGTCTTTCTTCATGGTAGCGCCAGCGAAGCGGCCCACATCCTCAAGGCTGCCCGGCGCACAGTTGGCGCGGGCTTGTGCTGCGGTGCAGTAGAACTGCTCCAGCTTGAACTCGACCTGTAGGACATACCAGAATATCAGGCGTTCGAACGCTGCGTTGTGCGCGTACACCAGCCCCTTGTGGTCTTTGACAGCGCGCGGGAAAGGCTCACCGGGGAGCCACGTCCGCACGTCTTCGTCATCAAATGCGTATGACATACACAGCACGTCGGTGCTGGCGTCCTGCGCGTAATTGTACACGCCGCGGCTGCGTAAGTCGCAACGGCTCCGCGTCTCAAAGTCAACCCATAATTTAGACATAGAAGTTCTCACTCTTCTGCTACTCGCCGGGGCGGGTGGACGCCCCGGCTTTCGCGCCCCTTAAACTACGCGACGACGACGACGCGCACCCCCAGCGGCTTCAGGTTCAGCGGCGACTTCCAACTCCGCTTCCTCTGTTTCGGTAACCGTATCAGTATCCATCGACACCCATTCAACGATGTCGAAAATAGGTGTAAAGATACGGCCATAGGTCTTGTGCTGATAATGCTCAGTCTTCAGTGAGAGCAATGGCACTGGCTTTGTTTGGTCTTTCTCTACCTGATCGGCAATGGCAACAGCCAATGCCTGCACAGCGCGCTTACCGCCGACGGACGTAGCCGTGAAGCGTGCCTGCATGTCCTTGTCTTCACCGTTGGTGCATACCAGCATCATGCCGACCTGCATTTCCCAACCGCGTTCGGCACCTGAAGGCGCAGGGTCAAGCTGTGGCAGCGGCTCTGATACCGGCACCAGCTTTTCAGCCAGCACTTCGCCTTTACCCCATGCGATGTAGCCATGCACGAACGAGAAAGGATTAGCGGCCCACAGGCTGCCGTCCTCAACTTCGGTCTGGTCGGCACCGAAAACCCAATGGCCTGTCTTGTCCATCTTTAGGATGACTGTGCCACCGGGCGCAACTTCCGACTGAATGGAACGCAAAGCGCCAGAGAGTGATTGAACGGACGGCAAGTTAGCGCCGCCAAAAGTAGTGATGTTCGACATTGTATTGTACCTTTTCTGTTACTGGATTTTAGACATAGCTTTGGTAAGCATCTGTCCGATTTGCAAAACCTCTGGCCGTGCATCATTTGCCGGCGCAAGGGTAGAGCCACTGGAGACGGCGACAACTAAGTCCGCCGGCAATTCTATTTTGGCTTTCTTCAAAGCCTTTTCCGCTTGGGCTGGTGACAGCGGCTTGGGGTCGCCCCATGCTTCTACACCAACACTGGTCAGGAATGCTACAGCCTTATCCTCGTTTGTCCACTGTCTTGTGGCGCGTTTGTTGACCAGCTTCCATCCGGGGACTTTCTGTCCTTCTTCCAGAAGCCCGTGCGCCAACTGTTGCAAGTCCTTGATGAACCCTTCGATCAGCGGCACCTGTTCCAGATAATGCGCTATCTGCTCGACAGGCAACGCTTCCAGCTTGGCCTTCAGCGCGCGGTCTACAGCGCCCGTCATGATAGGACAGACAGGCTTGGCAGCACACCACTTGCAATGGTCGCCTGATGCCAACGGCGCGTTGGGCTGCATCGCAACCTTGACGGCAGCGGCAAGTTCTTTCTCGAACGCGTCAACGCGGTCTAATGTGGTCACCCAACGCTTGACGTAGGGCGGCTGGACAATGATTAGTTCGACTTCGGTGGCGCCTTCGAAGGCCCACGCTGTTTCCGCCGTGCGTTTAGCCGCCGCAGCGTAGAAGAGAAGCTGGGCGTTTTCGGTGGCTTCGACAGCCACGCCATCGCCAAACTTCCAATCCAGAACAATCGCTCTATCACCAATGCGACCAAGAAGATCGGTAGAACCAAAAACGTCAGGCAGAAAATTACCAAAACCAACCCGGCTTTCAACCGCATACGTCATCTCCCCTGTAGGGTCTACTTCGTCCAGCGCACGCAGCGCAGGGACAAGTTTATCATCAACCAACGCTTCTGTCAGTACGCTACTAGCGTATGTTCCGCCGACCAAGCTGTACGGGTCAAGGTCACGCTCTAATACAGACGCTATGGTGTCATGCAGGAGCGTGCCTTCGTCGGCGTAGCTGCTGCTGGGCTTCGGCGGTACGGTGTCCACCAGCGCCACGCTGCCGGGGCAGGCGATGACGCGCTTGGCGGTAGAGCCGCCGACTATCTTACTATGCTGCATACTGAACCTTCCTTTACTGTTTGAGCGGCCAGCATACAGACAACAAAATTTGATGCAAGCCTTGAAATGCAAAAAATTTTGTAGTAGCCCTTCGTCCTGACTGAGAAAGAAATAGAGCGGTACTTCTGTAAACGTGTGCGGGCAGCCGGCGGCTTTGCCTATAAGTTCCGCAGCGTTACGCAGGCGGGCGTCGCTGATCGCATAGCCTGTATGCCCAACGGTGAGGCTTGGTTTATTGAACTGAAGAAAGCTGGCGGGCGCCTGTCTGCGTTGCAGCGTATCTTTGCAGATGAGATGACGCACACCAAGCAGCACTACGCCTGCCTGTGGTCAGTAGAGGATATAGATGAATGGCTAAAACGCTTCAGCTAAGGCCGTATCAGGAGCAGGCGGCGACGTTCCTGTACGAGAACGACCGCGCCATGATCCTTGCGCCTGTCGGCGCGGGCAAGACCGCCATTACTTTGACGGCGATGGATGAGATGCTGCGCGATGGCATCGTCAACCGCTGGCTGGTGGTGGCGCCAAAGCGTGTCTGCACGGATGTGTGGCCGGTGGAAGCGCCGAAGTGGTCTAGCATCACTCCCGCGCTGGCTGTTGGCCCCCCGTCGCAGCGCGCCGCCGCGCTCAAGAGTGATGCTAGTGTCGTGGTCATTAACTACGACAATCTGGATAAGCTAGAGGATTTATCAAGTTTTGATGGAGTGGTGTTTGACGAACTGACGCGGTTGAAGAACCCCAGCGGCAAACGCTTTAAGGCTTTGGAGAAAATTATGTCTACGATGAGGATACGCTGGGGCTTGACAGGCTCGTTCACGTCGAACGGGCTGGAGGATGTCTTCGGCCAATGCAAGATTATTGACCAAGGGCTGCTGGGCCGTGCCAAGGGTGCGTTCATGCAGCAGTATTTCATCTGCACCAACCGCGAGTTTGGTCAATGGATTCCGGCAGCCGGTGCGCTGGAGCAAGTCATGGACCGCATCCGTCCTGCGACGTTCGTGCTGGAGCCGGGCGAGTATAAGGACAAGCTGCCACCATGCCACGTCACTGAGGTGCGCGTCACGCTGGACGACCGCAAACCGTATGATGAGATGAAGCGCGAGTATGTGACGCGTTTCGGCAGCGACCAGATCGTAGCGCAGAACGCTGCGGCGGCAACGACCAAGCTGCAACAGATGGCGTCTGGGTTTGTCTACAACCGCGGCGTTGGCACACCGTCGATATGGTTTAGCAACCACAAGTTTGAACGGCTGGAAGAATTGCTGGCGGAGAACCAGCGGGCCAACACTATCATCGCGTACACATATCAGGAAGAGTTGGCTGAACTGAAGCGCCGCTTCCCGCACGCCAAGACGATGGATGACCCCAACGTCATTGAACACTGGAACGCGGGGCAAGTCGAGTTGCTACTGGTCCACCCTAAGTCGGCAGGCCACGGCCTGAACCTACAGCACGGCGGATGCCACATGGTATTCTTGTCGCTGCCGTGGTCGCTGGAACTGTACGAGCAGACGGTCGGACGCTTGCACCGCAGCGGCCAGACCAAGGATGTGTGGGTCTATGTGATGCTGACTGAAAAGACTATTGACGAACGCATATGGGCGGCGCTGCACGACAAGCGTGCAGTGTCCGACATTGCATTAGAGGAACTTAAAAATGAGTAAACTAAACTGGCGGTCGATGATCGCCGTGCTGTCCGACCTTACAGAAGACGAACTGAAGCAGGCGCTGGACGTTGAATTGCAGACACACAAACGGCCAGCCCTCGCCCGGCGACTGCATCAGCGTTACTCTGCAATGCGGACGGCAAGAGAGCGTAGTGAGATTATGGAAGGACTTTCACGATGATAGACGACAAGAGCGATGCTGGCGCATGGGCAGAAGCACTGAAGTTTAAAGCGGCAGTCGAGCCTGACCATTACAAGGCCGGCGGTATAGAAGCTATTGACTACATTCAGGCGAAGCTATCGCCGGAAGAGTTCGCCGGTTACTGCCGCGGTAATGCCATGAAGTACATCAGCCGCGCGGGCCGCAAGGACGCGGTAGGGCAAGAGGTACGCAAGGCTATCTGGTATCTGGAGCGTTGGTACGACAGCCTACACGTCACTTAGCATTTCAGTTGTGACCATGACGCGGCCAACAGCGCCGTAGTTCTTATGGTAGGTGATGGCCCAAGCAGCGCGGTCTGCAATCCAGCCGCCGCGCGCAGCGTATGCGTCTCTGGCACTAAGTGTAGGATGTTGCACAACTGTCACACCATTATATTCTTTTTCATCCCTGTGATGGCGGTGCCCGCAGTGTATCTCACGGCGGGTCGTGCGACCCCACGCTTGCGGAAACTGTGCGGCGAACAGCAGCGGTAGACTTTCGTTCTTGACTTTGTGGCCGTGATGCACACCCAGCATGGTAGTGCCCCACTCGAAGACGTAGAACGGCAGGACGCTGTCGTTGACCGTAACGCGCGGCTCTTCTTCGTAATGCACCGCGAACAGATCGGACAGCCAGCCGGCGCTCTCTTCGTCGTGGTTGCCTTCGGCAATAATCAGTTGCACTTCCTGATGCCGCTGCAAACAGACCGTCACCAGTGAGCGGATAATCCGTATCGCTGCCCGGCGTATCTTGGGGAAGCGACTGTCCGCGTCCAGAACGTGCTTCGACGCGGGCGTCACAGGTGTCTTGCCGTCCGTATGCAAGAAGTCACCTTGGATATTGAGTACCCCTGTGTGTGCGTTAGGGCTTTGATTGACCATCTGTACGAGCGCAGCGATGATAGTTTTCTCTGCGATGGAGACGGACCAATCAGCCCCGCCTTCCTGATGCCATGCCAGCATTCCGAGGTGGTAATCGGTAAAGGTGTACAGGTTGCACAGATGCTCCTCAGACGCCGCTGGAGCAGCGATAGCAGCCACTGGCTGTATCTCATCCTTGAAGCCTGCGATGGCATCACGCATGGCCTCTGCGAGTGCCTGATGGCTAAGGGATGCCTTGACCCATTGGCCTGATGGTTTGCCTTCGGAGTTGTAGTATGTGCTGACGCCCTTGGCGACAAAGCCCTCCGGCACTGGCCGGGTAAAGTCATGCTCCGGTGCGTAACCAAACTTGGCGGCCTTGCGTTTAACGTCGATGTAGGTCTCGCTGGCGCCGCCTTTGTTTAGCCCCAATTCAATCGAGGCAGCCTTTGCGCTTCCAAGGCGGTCTATGGCTTTTAAAATTTCGAGCTGTCTTGGGGTGCAGTATTTAAATAAATTTTCGTCGATGGTTACACTGGCGGGCATGGCTATGAGCCTTTCGGACAGTCCTGCTCACATAAACAAACAAAGACACCGTTATGTAATTCGACTTCGGCTACCGTCTCAGGCGTGTCTTTTGTCGCGTCATAGGTGATAGGTTTTGCAATAGCACAATAGCTATTTAGGGGTACGGCTTCTGTCGAAACGGTTGCGCAGCCGCTCATCGCGTTCAGGATCAGGAACAGCAATGGCAGCTTCACCAAGTTCGATTTGTCTGTTAATTTCATCGTTCGCTTCCTTGATAGCTTCCTGACGTCCTTGCTGCCGCAGCTTGTTTTCGGACCACGCCGCCCAGAGGCGGTCAAGCAACGACAGCAAAGACGACAGTAGTTTTATCATGCGTCTGGCGCAGGCTTTTCAGACAGGAACACAGCGATTACGCCTGCCAAACTAGCTACCACTGTGGAAATGGCAACCCACTCAGCGTCAGACAGGCCAAACGCCAGCGCGAGGCCGGCGAAACCTGCGTAAGTACTTGGCTCTTTCAAACGATGTAACAACCAGCTTACAAAATTCATGTCATTCTCCCTTAGGATAAAACTTCCAAGGCAGTTCCCAATGTGGGCCGTCCTTGAAAGCACGCCAATCGCCGCCCCATACGAGCGGGACTTTCTCATCCGCCGCAGCGGACTTCACGATCTTAGCCAGCCGATGATACAGCGGCCAATCCCATGATACTGCTCCGCCAATCATCGGCGCTAGGTCAACAGCGTGTCCGGTGATGTGGCGTGAATTCATTGTCCGTGATGCACCTTGGTTGACCAACTGCTTCTGACGCTCGACGGTACGCAGACCTTCCAGCACCGTGAAGTCTAGGTCCGACAGCGCCGCAGCCTTCTTGACAACGCGAACAAGGTCAGGGTGGACGCCCTCAAGCCGGTTTAGACTGCGCTGGCCTAAGATGATGGACATCAAATACCCCTCTGCAATAGGCTCATCAATATGCCCACCAACAGCATGATGATTGTACCCGCCGCGGTCATACCAACGCTTTCAATGCGCTTCATCCGCGCACAGATACTCTCGTACCGGAACGCGCAGACCTGTTCGTGCGTGTTGAGTTGTGCTTGGGTCTGGTCAATAGAAGTCACGGCGCTGCCTTTACTGGTTAGAAGAGTTTTGCGTGCCGTATGCGCGCATTGCCTGAGCAAATGCGTTACGCACCGGCGACGGTAGCGTGCTGAGATATGCAGAAAACTGAGCCGCAGTCGGATATTGTTCAATAGCCTGCAACGCGCCACGTCCACTTGTGAATGCATTGGCAATTTCACGCTGCACGTTGGGTGTTACAATCGCGCTTGTTGCGCCCTGTGCACCGGAACCGGCGAACGCTAATGATGGATATTTAGCGCGTATAATAGATCCAGCCGCCTTAGATAGCTTTCCGGGTTGTTGCGCGGTCAAAATATTTTGCGCCCGCGTTTGACCAAGGGATGCTAACTCACCCATGCGGTTAAGATTTTGCAGTTCATCCGCCGTCATTTTCATAGCGTTGTAACGACGCGGATCGGCAAGAGCCATGCCGCCGATGTCAAACTGACCCGTACCCATGATGTCTTCGACAGTGTTCGGACGGTCGCCGCGCATGAGCGCAATCATCTCGTCAGGGCTTTCTTTGGTTAGCCGCGCGCCTTCACCTGCTAACTCTTGACGTTGAACAGTTTCAAAGCCTTGACGGGTGCGGACAAGATAATCTTTCCATCCTTTACCGCCTGAATCTTCAATAGCGTTATCAATCATTTCGCGGGCGCTGGTCAACAGCGACGCGGTACGTTCTTTAGTGCCAGACCCCGGCTGCCGTCCACTAAGCAGCGTTTCTACAATGTCGTTTAATCCGTTTTTGCGGATTTGGTACAAGTCGCGCGCGTCAATAACGCCGTTAGCGTCAGCCAAACCTTGTAAGTCATCAGCTAAATTTGTAAGCGCTACAGGCTGAAGTTTATCTGCGCGTGTGCCGGGCTGCGCTGCCATGCTGCGAAGCTGCTGCACAATAGGCCCAACGCGTAACGGCGTCATGCCTTTGGCGGCTAGGTCGGCCACAACATCTTCCATGTCGCGGGCTTGCTGTCGTAAACCGATAGCTTGCTGCGCGGCTTGTTCGCCGCGTTGCGTCATTGCGCCTGCTTGTCCGCGCACCTTTTGAAGAAATGATGTAGATACTTCGTCCGGCCTTAACTCACCTATATCTTCGGCAAATTGCCCGCGACGTTCGCCGGCAAAAACCATACGGCGTGCGAGGTCGGACTGTTCGCTTGCTTGCAGGCGGGCAGCATTTGCTAATGCTTCGGCATCAGACACTACCCCGCCAACCGCGTTAACGCGGGCAAGTGCAGCGTCGCGGGCTGGGCCTGTGGCTACATTGACATCGCGGCGACCTGCTTCGGCGGCTGCTCGTTGTGCGGTCGCATTTCCGCCGCCTGAAATGTCGGCCATGCGCGCGTTGCGGGCTGCTTCTTGCTGCGCCAATATGCGGGCGGGCGTGTCAGGGTCTATCTGTTTGGCTGCAATATCACCCAAACCGAAATACGCGCTAGGCTCAACGCCAGCTTCAACTAAGACTTGCTGCGCCAGACGCTGATCGTCAGGGGATAGTTCGCGGAACGCAGCTTTTGCTGCTTCTACATCCTCGCCTAGCGCCTCGCGGATAATCTTTCCGGCTTTCACTTTGGACAGGCGAAACAAGTCTACGCCTTTTCCGCCGAGACGTTTCAGGACGTTGGCTACTACTGGCAAGCCTGCGCCAAAAGTTGCGGCTTCAGTCAAATCGTCGCCCGTCTGCGCCGCAGCCGTAACGCCGCCGATGGCACCACCTAAAGACCGTTCAGCCAATTGCAAGCCGCGCTGGCCCCTTGTCAGTGCCGCCGTTTGCGCCGGAGTGCGACCAGCACCAAGGCCGCCGGTACGCGTTGCCGTGCCGATGCGCTGAACAGAAGCCCCTCCTTTCGGCAATACCCTAGCGAGTTGTTTGCCGCCGGCGGTGATAACCCTACCTGTTGCAGCTACGCCCGGCGCGGTTGCGAGGACGTTACCCGTGATTTCGCCGGCTGTTGTTGTGCCGGGGAATTGTCTTTGCGACTCGCGTAAACGGAACTTACCGCGTTCGCGCTGCGCTTTGTCGCCGCCGATACCGAAAAGGTTTAGCCCCAACTCAATAGGTTCGGTAACACCTTCGACCAAACCGCTGACAAAACTTTCAGCCCTACCGGGGGCTTTGTAAAACTGTTGCGGCGTCATCTTACTAAGACGCGCGACTTCGCGGGAGTAAGTTTGCACCGCCGACTTGTCGTTAGACCGGCGGGCTTGCGCCAGTCGCGCCTGCGCGTCTGTCTTAGCTGTAGCTAAAGCACGCTGCGCGGTTGATTGAGGCGCCGCGCCACCCGCGTCTGGGTACGCTTCAAGGACCGCGCGTTCGATCTGCGCGTTGGTAGCGCCGGCAGGACCAGTGATTTTGTAAGTCTTACCGTTTGGTGCGCGGACCGTATATGTAGGCATTAGTCTTCAACCCTTACAACCGTAAATCCACCACTTGCCTTGCGTTGCACGGGTGTCTTTGGTTTAGCCGCTGGCTTGCCGCCGCCGAAGTCAATCTTAGCTACGGTTGCTTTAAGTTTGTCCAATGCAACGTCCATATCTGGCGTCCATCTATTCCCTGCGGCGTCTTTAAGATTGCTTATGAACCGCACCGCGCGCTGTAATTTCGCTTTGCGTGATAACGGCGTGTCTTGATATGAGGGGATGTACGTGTTTTTATAGCTGATTTCCTGCATTGCCGTAACGCCGGAGCCGGTACTGACGTATGTAACGCCATCCAGCAATGCCATGAGCGCCGCTTCAAACCGTTGACGCGGTCCGCTTTGTGCAAACTTACGGGCCTCATCACCGTAGAACGGAATTTGCGAAGCTATATATTCGCCAGTACCGGGAGCGGCACTGCCGGGTGAATTAGATAGCGCACTTGTCGCCTCTTTTATGGAGTCAATCATGTTCTTAGCTACAGTCCCGAACCTACGTTCAGCTTCGGTTGACTTTGCGTCTTTAGCACCCGATCCCTTGACTACAGTTACAGGGCCGCCGGCGGGCGCGCCGCCGCTTGTGTTTCCTGTTTCAAACTCGCGCATGGCCTTTGCCACAGCGGGGATTTGGGCAGCGGTTATAGGCGCGTTAATATCTACGCCTGCTTTCTGTGCAACGTACTTTTTATAGTTGCTAACAGACGCCGCGCTGTTTTCTGGCCCTTGTGGTGCATAGCGGTCAATGATCTTGCTGACCGTGTTGAAGCCCTTGTTGACGTAGCTGCCGCGCAGCAAGTTTTCTTGTGCGGCAATACCGGCTTGCGGCGTATTAAAAGTAGCAAAGCCGCCGCTTGCGCCAGTATACCCAGGCTGCGATTTAGCAAACGCGCCGTCCTTGAGTGCGCCGGGGTTGGTCTGCAATGCAGCCGCAACGCTACCTTTACCGGGTGCGCCTGAAGGTGTAGCGGTACTGCCGCCGGTTTTAGTAGGCATGGCCACAATATCACCAGTATCGGTTTTGATGTAAGTGATGCCTTGCGGCGCTTTTACGCGCGTACCGGCAACTTCGGTAGCGCCCATGCCGCCGGGCGCGCCTGCGTATTTAGGTGCTGAAACTTGGTATGTTTCGTCGCCGGTAGTCAACTCTGCAATTCGCTGCTCAAGCTGCTTGTCGTTTTCCATAGACTGATACAGCACTTGCTGCCGCGCAGCCTCAAAATTAGCTGGGTTCGCCGTAAGTTTTGCAACTGTTTGGTCAACTGAAGCCTGAAGCCCGGGGTCAGTAAACTTTGATTTAATAAAGTCTCCAATTTTAATCGCGTCTTCAGGGCTTTGCGCCTGCCTTAAACCTTCAATAGAAAGTTTGTTAAAATCGCTTATCATTTTAATTTGTGCGGCGTCGGCTTCAAAACCGGCTTTTCTAAGGTTAGGTGCTTGCAACGCTGCTTCGCGTTCTTCACCCGCTTGGGCATAGGCCATTTCCTGACGCGTGCGCTCACCTTGAAGCTGCGCCGCCTCTGCCTGCCGCGCCATGTTCATCATATTCGCCAACCGCGCCGTGCGCTGTTGAGGATCAGGAAGCTGTGGGTTGCGCGCCTGAAGTGCTATCATTTGGTTAGCCACGACCTATATTTCCTCTCATAGCTGGTAGGCGAATTGGAGCGCCGCCGCCGCCGCCGCCCAGAGAACCGCCGCCGGCTGGGGTGCGGTTGTAATAGTTAATCATTGCGTTCTGCTCAGGTAAGCTAGAAGCTATGCCGCCGATCTGGCCCAGCGCAGTGTTAAGCGCGTTGCCCTGACCGATGTAACCTGACGCGCGGGCTTGACCAGCGCCGTAAATGTTCGACGCTTCGTTCTGGCCCATCTGTCCAGCAGCGCCCGTAATCACGTTGGCTGCGGACTGACCGGAACCCATTAGCGATTGCAGCGGGTTCAGCTTGGCTGCGCGTTCTGTCTGATAGCGGTTAAACGCATTTTGATATTCTTGGCTGGCTAAGTCCTGCCCGAAACGTTGAATACCTTTTAACGTAGACCCAGAGGATAGCATACCGCGCGCGGCTGCCGACCGCTCTAGCGCCTTCATGCCTTCCGATTGGCGAAACGCATAGCCGGGGTCTTGCTGAAACTGTTCAGTACCAAATGCTTTACCAAGGCTACCATAGCCAGCGGCGGTCTTGTCGCCGCCGATACCCAGTAACTGCATGATCTCTTGCTGTGCGGTTAGGCCACCTTGGCGAAACGGCTCTTGCAAAGCTTTTTGTTCTTCGAACATACGCTGCTGTGCAGCGGTCGCGTCTTTAGCAGCCTGTTCTTGCGTCCTAGCGGCTTTTTTAGCTGCGCTGCCAGCGATGGCACCGCCGGCGAGTGAGCTTACGGCAGATATGCCTGCGGCGATTGCCATGCCCGTGGTAAGTGCCATCAGTTTAATCCCTTTACAAACGCACGTTCTGTGGGTGTATACCCTAAACGCCCGTACAGTTTTACCATAGTCTCAACGCGGTCGTTGTCTAGCGCGACCATAAACATAGCTGCCGCTTGCTTACTCATACCCCATTTTTCTATTTCTTGAAACAGCAATTTTGATGCTGCCCCACCGCGCGCGTCTGGCTTAATATACCACCACAACTCCTGCGCCACTAGCTTTGCAGGGTTGAAGTACATGGGATACGCAATAGCGGCGGTAATGCCGATCAGTTCACCGTCGTCTTCAGCCACCAAAACAACCATGTCTTCGTTGTCTAGCGCACCTTCAACAAACGCAGCAGTGCATTCGCGGTCAAACGGAATCAGATGATTGACAGGTGTTGTCGCCACAAACGCTGCCGCCAAGTCCATGTAGCATGGTATATCTTCGACGGTAGCGGTGCGGACTGTTACAGACATTAGCTAACCAGACGACCTGACGCGCGGATGTTAATCGCAGATGCCGTACCAGCGATGGTGCTGATGAAGCCGTTGTTAGGCAGCACATGGCCAACCAGTTCAGGAAACGTGTACGTCTCGCTGGCCTGAAGCGTTTTCGACTTGACGATCAAGTTGTCGTTGCCGGCGGAGCCAGCAGCCGTAATCAGGTTGACGCTGATCGTTGCAGCGGTCGCGCTGTAGTTAGTCGCAGTAAACTTGTCGATGATCGTCTGCACGCCGTTCGACGTGTACTGCGTCGTCTGAGTGTTCTCCGCTGTCTTAGCGGGGATGATGTTACTAATCGATACGGCCATTGGTATTCTCCTTAAACAATGCTGGTGATAATGCCGTCAACCACTGTGACGGTGTTAGCGCCCGCCGTAAAAGAACCAGACGCACCTATGTTCTTAAACGCCATCGTGCCAAGCCCTGAGACGGCTATGGTTATCGCACCCGCAGCGTTTGTGATAGTGATGTTGGCGCCGGCAGTCAAAAGGGCTTTGATAAGCGTGTTGGCTACCGTGCTGCCTATCAGAAGCTGCCCGTCGGCGTAGCTAGTCTGGCCGGTGCCACCTTCCATCGTTGGCACGACGCCTGTACGGTTAGCAGGTGCTAACGCCAATGACTGAATGTCGCTCTGCACAACCGCCAAGTCAGCCACGGACGCGCCGTCAGGCTGCGTCTCTGTAGCCTGTGCCAGCGTCTCCAGCATGGCGTCATAGGAAGTCAACAGCGACGATGTGTCTGGCGCCAGCATAACTTCATCTTGGTTGGTCTGCGTCGCGGTCAACAGTGATAGAAAAAACCGGTACCACTCACGGCTAATCGCGCCCGACCGATCATCAATCAGCGGAACACGCGGCGGCGTTAACTGGGTAGGGTTGATTGGCGCCAGTGCCATCAGGCATTCGTCCCGCTCAGTAGCAGTTCAGCGCCCATAATGTAAATCCGTACAGGGTCTGTGCCAGACACTTCGTAGACGCGGTCACGTATCTTCATCGTCGCGCCAAGGCGGCGCCAGATAGTGCGGTGTCCAAATTTGCCAATCCTACCCATCGACTTCCAATGTTCGCTAGACCATGTATGACCGCCATCATCTGACCAGCGCAGCATAGCTTGCGGGGTATACCCCGGCGTTTCAGGGTAGGCTTCCGTCTCCAACGCGTATCCGTTGTAATCTTCGGCGGGTTGTACTTGGGTGACCAATGGCTCGTTATTGTCGTTGGCTTCCGTGACTAACTGGTCACCGGCTTGCGTAGTCAAATAACCTTGCACAAACTGGGCCACGAGGATGTCACCTGATTCAGTGGTAAGGTCTTCGGCATCGTAAGCGGGGTAGGCATTTAGGCCCACGCCTGTCTCGCAGTCAAGCTGCATGGAGTGCTGGATAGTACGCGCGAGGTTGTTAGCGCCTGTAGGCAGCGCGCGCCATGACCGCAGCCATTTTTGCGGCGCGCCGTCATCAGCGTATACGTTCAGATCAAACTCGTAAATCTTGCCGTTCTGGTAGTCGCCAACGACGGTGGTGTTGTTGAAGAACATCTGACTGTTGGCGCGGTGACGGTTAAACTCGCCAGCGGCAAACGACGCCCGCTCATGCCATGCGCCAGTGGCAACATCGTACACCCATGTGGTGTCGGCGGTGGGGAAGTTCAGAACGTAGAAGCTGTGGCCGTCCTGCTGATACGTGTAGCCAACAGCGTCTGACAGGTCGGCATACTCTTGCATCTGCCATTCGATAGCGTGCGTAGACACGCGCTGGCCGATGTAGCCAGCGGCCTTGTAGACGATACCCTGACCGCGTGCGTCTTTGCCAAGCCAGTAGACTTGGTTATCCATTTTGGCGATGCTGTACGGGGCAGCGCAGCCTAGTTCGTTAAACGCGCCTTGGATACGAGTTAGCGGAAAGTCAAGCAGTCCTGCGTCGTACCAAACTTCGGTTGAGTTTGTGCCAAACACCCAGACTTCGCGGTGGTCTACAAATACCGCAACAACATTGTCTGGGTTACCTTCGGCGCTGGCAAACTCCAACGGGTCAACAGCCGTTCCATCAAGCAGCGACGTTACCCAAATCTTCTGGCTGTTAGGCTCATTAAATACAAAATAGCCGTCGATGTATCCCACCGTGTTTGCGCCGGGGAAGTCAAGATCGGTAATTTGTTGGAACACGTCAGTGCTGGCGTTGTAGATGTAACCTTGCGGGCTAGCGGCAATGAATAGCTGTGTGCCGTTGTCAGCCATGCTGACAGGGCCAGAGCCGCCCACAGTGCCTTTAGCGGTTGCGTTCCAGCTACTGTCAATTTGGTACAAGGTATTGCCAGACACGGCGTAGCCATACCCGCCATACGTCCACAGCCCGCGGATAGGCCCAAACCCAAGGGTAGCCAGTGCAGTTAACCCCGGCGCGCGTTGAAGAAACGCGGGTTCCTTGCCGCCTTCAGGGACAATCTCAGGAAACAAGTTAACCATTCGGTTGTCGGCAGCGTTGACGCTTCTAGCCACATAGGCGCTGCCTAAGATGGGCGTTTTCATTTACGATGTTACCGCTTTGATTACCGCAAAAGCAATTACAATAGCCTCGCTCAACGATCCGGCGGTAATGTTCCGCACGTTAATGCTGGCTGACCCCGCGGCAGACTGAGCATTTAGCAAGTAAGCCCCTGCCGTACCCGCTCTGATGTGGTTTAGTATTAATATATCGCCCGCCTCAATAACGGTGTTGGTTAACGTAAAGCTGGCTGTAGTATCTGCGGCAAGCGCGGCGGCGTTCAGCGTAATCTGACCGGTCGATTTGCTTAACGTCACACCGGTTGCTTTGCTGGTAGCTTGGGTAACCGTTCCGCCAGAGCCGGTTGCGTAGCCGTGTTTTCCGGTGCTGCTTATAACAATGTTTCCTGTAACGCTTAAACTTGTGCCGGTCGCGGCGCCAAGCACAGGTGTCGTCAACACCATAGAGGTGCTGGTGCAATTTGACAGGTTACCGCTGGTCGGCGTTCCTAATATCGGGGTTGTTAACACCATAGATGTACTGGTGCAATTTGATAGGTTACCGCTGGTCGGCGTTCCTAGCGCGGGCGTAACAAACGCTGGGTTGGTAAATAGGTTGGTTATGGATAATTGCTTGGTTGTACTAGTCGCGGCCTGAACAATCGGCAATACATCAGCGCCAGCTTGTGAAGCGGCAACCGGCAGCGCGGAGATAGCAATATTAGTCATTTAGTAATTCCCTGCATAGATGTTAAAGCGTTGGCGTGAAGCGATGAGGCTGTACGGTATCGACATGATGTCGTCAGGGTTGTTGATGCGCTTGATGTTACGCTTCGACGCCATTGCCAGACGGCGCACTTGCGACGAAGGCTCAACGCCAAACTCAGGTGCCATTTCGCACGCCAAGTTATAACGGAACGCACGCAGATAGCCGGGCGGGAAATACAATATGGTCGCCAGCGACGCCGGCTGGGTCAGTTCTTCAACCGAAACAAAATGCCATTCCAGATCGCGCGTCGGACGCGGATAGATGTACATCTCAATGTCAGGGAACGTCATGTTGATAAAGATAACCTGCGGGTATGTCGATGTGACGGTCTTGACCGCGATGCCGTTATACTGCTGCTGGTTAATGAATTTGATGCCGTAGCTGACGCCCGTGCCGGGGTCTTTGAAATACGTGCTGTCGTCGAGCAGCACGGGACGGTTGCCGATGAAGTTGCCTGTCGGTCCCATCGTGCGCGATAGCTGGCCCGCAGGCCATGTGAATACTTGGTCTTGTGTCGAGAAGACCGCAAGGCGCTCTGTGTTCCAGCTATCAATCATCTGGTTCATGGCGCGCAGTGCGTCCTGCGACGTTTCAGCCGATGGAACTTCGCCTTCTGCCAGAACACCTAGCAGTCTAAGCGAACCGTTAATGATGTCCCCAGCCGTATCCATTGGTTAGACTTCCTGCGCTTTGCGGCGGCTTTTGGGTGCCGGCATTTCGTTTACTGGCGCCTCTACAGGCACTTCAGGATAATAGCGTGTCCAACCATAATATTCATCAGAAATCGCTTCTTCTTCAGAGATAGCAACTTTTGCGCCGTGGACATTGTGAACAAGATAAATAGCAGCCATAAAAACTCCGTAAAATGGACGGCCCGAAAGCCGCCCAAATTAATTAAACGCAGTGAATAATCGCAAAGTTAATCACTACTGCTTCTGACAGCGTACCACCAGAAATGTTGCGAAGGCTGATGCTGACAGAGCCAGCGGCCAACGCGTTAGCAAACACGTTATATGATCCGGGGGTCGCTTGACCACCAGAGATAGTCAGGACAACAGTGTCATTTGCAGAAATGAAGCTGTTGTTCAGCGTGAACGTAGCGTTAGTAGCAGTAGTCAAAGACGCGTTGTTCATAGTGATACGGCCAGCAGGCTTGTTCAGTGTGACGGCAGTTGACTTGTCTGTCGCCTGTGTAACCGTACCTTGTGCTGCGGCGGTGTAGCCGATTTGCTCATCAGCCAAGACAAATTGTGCGCCAATAATGTCTTGGTCGAGGAAAGCAACGCCGATAGCTTTTGTATTAGCCATTAGTTTTCTCCTGAAAAGGAAGCCCCGACCGTAGCCGGGGCGAACCTATTAGCCAGCGATACGGTACAGGTTGTACGTTTCAGCGCCGGTTTTAACGGCACGGAACAATACGCTCTTGGATGCAACGCCTGCGCCTGACCCAACCAGCGTCCAGCCTGTGCCAACTACGATAGTAGGCACGCCAGTGCTGGTAGCAACCAAAGCAACATCAAACGATGAGTTTACTTTTGCGCTGCTAAGGTCAGCGTTAACAACGGTGACC